TCACGGCCGCCCGCTGCGAGAGCCGACATTCTGAATTGCGATATCCACTATTTCAGACGCCGAGGGGGCGCCGGGTAAATGACCTGTGTAGTGGAGTATCAAGGCTCCGATAGCCTGCTTTACTGCCACAAAAATCCGATGCATTTCGTCGTGAGTCGGCGAGATTGGAGTATCGGCGCGACACAAATCGGCCATCGTCTTCAGCTTCAAATAATCACCGGCTTTAATGACGCCAGAATTGTGAACGATGCTGTTTCTTAACAGTCGCAAATCACCAAGCGCGTCCACCTGCACATCATTTAGGTTTACGCCGCGCACCTGTGCTATTTTTGGTCTAACCTGTTCGTCCCAATAGGCAAACATGAACACAATTATTGACCAGCATATTTGTTGTTCATTGAAGCCACGTTCCGAGTTGACTGAGACAAACTCGTCCGCTCGAATTATCCGATGATGGATTACGTCTGGGCGACTTGGGTCTTCCACGCTCGCCCGCATGATGATCGGCTGGCCATTCTCGATCCTGCGCCCGACCGGGCGATTTATCCGAGCAATCTGGCGCTCGATCCGAACCGTGTTTCCCTGAAAACCGGAAAGACAGTCGCTATACACCCCGACTTGGCGGTTAACGAAATCCACGAAATCGCGGAGAATGCTTAATTCCGCTATGGCTTTATCGTATTCCATACCGAGCGGAAGCTATCATAACCCGCTTCAGACAAATACGAATCCCTCCGGCCGCCCCGTCTCATAGATGCTCGGCCCGCTTTCATTGGCGAGGGCACGGCCGATCGCCATCGCCGCCGCCACAGCGCCATCAATGCGGCCGCGCGATCGTTCCTTCGTGAACTTCTCATTCTCGGCGTCGTCGCGGCCGGCCACGACGTTGCCGAAGCACATCCGGAGCACCGGATTGCCGCCATGGCGAAATTGCCCGCCGAGGATCGCGCGCTTCAGCTCTTTGACCGGTGCGGCCATGCTGGCGAACCCCTGGCCGAACTCGGCGACGGTGATTCCCTCGGCTTGCAAGGCGGTGGTGACGGCGGTGCTGTTCCATCGGTCGATCGCCACCTCGCGCACGTCGTACAGCCGCGCCAGCTCGACGACGTGCGCCATGATCGCGGCTTGATCAACCCGGTTGCCCTCGGTCACCCGTAGGAACCGATCTTCTTTCCAGCGCAGATAATCGGCCCGATCCCGTTCGGCCTTCCGCGCGAGGCCAGCGGCCGGCAGGAAGAAGGTCGCCAGCACATCGAAGCTGCGGTTCTCGCCGGCCCCGTCCGGGAACACGGCAACCACCGCCGTCAAGTCCTCGACGCTCGACAGGTCAACCCCGACATAGCAAGGCTGGCCCAACAGCGCGTCGGGGTCGGTCATCGGCTCGGCCTTGTCGTATAGGCCAAGGTCGATCCACGGCGCAGCCGCGCCCTCGATCCACTGGTTCAAATGGAAACGCTTGAAGTCGGCAACTTCGGCCGGGAAGTGCTCGATCCGGCGCGCCTTGATGCGCAGCTCCTCGAGCGAACAGAAGCCGGCCCGGATCGCAGGGTTCGCTTCGTGCCATGCGGCTTCGTCCCGCCAGTCGGCTTCGGCCGGCGCGGCGAAGATGATCGGGGCGAAGGTCGGATCGTCGATGTCGCCGGCCGCCACCTTGTGCGAGTAATCCCAAAGATCGTGCGCCAAGCCACCGGTCCCCTCGCCGGCGGTGGAGATGACCACGGTAAGCGGGTTCGTCCGCTTCACCATCGAGTCGGTGACCACCTTCCACAGCTTGCGTGCTTCAGCGGCCGGCCAGGCGTGCACCTCATCGGCCAGGAAGAAGCTGACGTTCAGCCCATGCTTCGAATATGCCTCATGGCTGATCGCCTTCAGCGTGCTCCGGGTGCCGGGATGCGTCAGGACCTTGCGGCTTTCCACCGGGCGGACGCGCGACAGCAGCACGTCATCCTGTTGAACCATCTGCCACGCGCTGTTGAACGCGATCCCGGCGTTTTCGCGATCGGCGGCGGCAAGCACAGCCTGCCCGCCGGCCTCGGCTTCCGGGCCGAGGAAATGGCCCAGCCCCAACGCTGCGGCGAGCGTCGTCTTTGCGTTGCCGCGCGGAATCCATATGCAAGCCATGCGGACCAGTCGGCGACCGTCCGGCGTCGACGGGCCGTAGATGCGACGGATGATCGCTTCCTGAAACGGGTTGAGAGTGAACGGCCGGCCGGCGAAGTCGCCTTCCCACAGCCGTAGCCTTCGCACGAAGCGGCAGATGCGATCGGCGCGCCCGGACGGGTCCGGATACAGCGCCGGATCAGGCGAGAAGATCGCTGTCCCAGCCATCGCCCTTACCCTCGCCCGTATCAGCTACTGCCTCGCGGGTAATCCGCAACTCGGCAGCTAGCAATCGCGCTTCGCGCATCGCTGCGACCTGCATTTTGAAGGCCGGATGCGGCACCGGCCCCTTCTCGCCATTTATGATCCGGCCTTCCGTGGCCAGCGTCTCTTCGGCCTCGCGCACGGCGCCCACCGCGACGCAGTAGCTTTCCAACGTAGCGCATAGCGCGGGCGATAGCCGTCCTTGCTGGTGCAGACGCGGCGCGACCCTGCGCCACTCGCGCTTGCTGTGCAGCGAAAGCCACATCGGCGGGCCGGGACAACGGCCTGGCGCGGCCCCGCCTTGCAGCAATTTCAAAGCCGGCTTTCGGCCCTTCATAACGAAAACCCCAATTTCACGGTGACTGCACGCAAGACCCCGGCACGGTTCCCGCCCCCGTCAGGGTCGAAACCGAACCCCCTTACCCCTATTGGCTCCCTGATCGGCGATGGTCCGGGCCGAATGATGCGGCTTGCACATGCTGCGCAGGTTACCTCGATCGAGCCGAAGGTCCGGCCGCTCCCGCACGCTGATGACGTGATCAACCTCAACCGCGGGCGCGCCACAGCCGGGAACCGTGCACCACGGATGCTCGGCGAGGTGCTGTGCCCGGACCCGGCGCCAGTCGGCGTCATAGCCGCGCTCGGTTGCGTTGCCCCGTGCTTTGTCGGCGGCTTTGGTGCACCGCGGACAGCGCTTCCCGGCCGGCACAAGAGCACCGCAGCGGCAGGCGCGAGGTGGTGCGGACGGCATGCTAACCCAGCACCGTCAGCTCGATCCGGATGCACTCGCCGGCATCGAATACAGGTGCGACGCGCTGCACCGCCTTTTGTGCGCCGCGCACCACCACCTTGTCGCTGGTCACCGGGATGCGCGGGTCGCTCGGCGTGATGATGCCGCCGGTGGCGGCGGGCGGCTTGCCGCCGGGCCACTGCTGGCGGTTGATATGCGTCGGCGACACGATAAGAAAGAAATTCTGCTGTGTGATGTTGCCGATCAGTTGCTCGACAGTGAGCGCTCGCACGATCGCCGGGATCGCGCACTGCACTGTTGACTGATTGGTGGTGCCGACTGTGCGTTGGAGATAGACCAGCTCGCCGCGCTGCTCCAATCGCCGGTCGAGCAGCGCAAGATACGGGTTCACCGCACGCTCACCTTAACGCTCAGGATCGTGTTGCTATACGTCCCGGTGGTGGTGACCTTCACCCGCATCAGCGACGCGAGGATGCCGTCCTGCACGGTGTTGTCAGCCATCGCCCCATCGAGGGGCGTGATCGCCGTGGTAACCGGTGTCAGTCCGGATAGGTTGATGACCTTCGTCGCGCTCGCCGTGGTGAAGGCGAAGTTCGCGATATCGATCCAAGTCGCGCCGTCATCAGGGCTGACCTGAACCCATGCCTTCGCGGTGGTGCCGCCGCTGCCGTAGGCGAAGCGGGCTTCGATCGTGGCTGCGAGGATCCCGTCGAGGTTCTGGATCGGGGTCTGAGCGACGCCCGACAGGGCCGTGGTGATCGAAAGATCGCAAAGCGAATAGTCGCCGGGGTTCAGCATGTCGTCACCCGATCCGTGGAGCGCGGTATGGCCTCAGAAGCCCCTCGACTTCGGGCGGTAGATCGCCGGCGGTGCCGCTGAAATAGCCGAATGATCCGGCACCTTCGACGCTCTCGCTGCGGATTGCCGGGTCGCGGGTGCGGGCGAAATAGGCGCCTTTGACCAGAACCGCCGCGGCGCGGCTGATATCATCCGGAAGGGTCGATTGTGGCGTGTCCGGCAAGGTGTAGCCGCCGGTGTATTCGACCACCACGCGGCCACAGAACCGGGCGCACCGCCCGCCGCTGGCGTCGAGCCGGTACAGCCAGCCAGTGTCGTCCTCAACCTCGTATTCGACCGGATCGAGAACGGTGCCGGCAACGGTGACCGAAGCAATTTCGGTGACCGGATACCGGGTCAACTCGATCGGCGAGGCGGGCCGATCGAGATAGACCGTTTCGCTTACAGTTTCTTGCGCGAAGGTTCGGCGGCACCAGCTCCGCGCGGTCGCGCTTGCCTGATCGATCAGGCTCGTGAGGAACGCGTCATCGGCCCCGCCGGACACCTGCAGCTCGCTCTTGATGCTGGCCAAGGTGATAAGGCGGTGCGTGTCGGCGGGGTCGATGACCGTCAGCATGGCGGTGCCGTTTAGGCCGGCGGGTTCGCGGTCGGCCGCACCCGCGGCAGGCCCAGCAGCCACACACCTGCGATGAAGATGTTGCCGCTGTTGTTCCCGCTCGGCGTGATGGTCACCCGGCAGTAGCGCTTCGGCCCGACATAGCCGATCTTGCGCAGCTCGTTGTCGTCGTCGAACTGGAACCCGGCCAGCACTTCCGTGCCGAGCAGGAACTTGTCGTCGACCGCGGCGTGATCCGAGAGATTGGCCGCGTCGCCATCCTCGAACAGCACCGTAAAGGTGGCGTCGGCATCGGTATTGGCACCGATCAGGATGACGAACTCGCAGGCACCGAAGCCGAGCGTATCGACGATTTCCGACACGTAGGCAGTGTTGTCGGTTCCCGCCGCGACGGGCGACAGCCCGCGCTTGGGATAGATGTTGTTGTGCAGGTCGCGCAGCATGGCCCGTCTCCTTACGAGGTGGCGATCTTGAGCAGCTTCACCGCCTCGCTGTTGGCGACGCCGCCGCCGACGCGCCGGTAGGCGTAGAACTGCACATTCGGCTTGTCGGAATAGGGATCGCGCAGGAACCGGATGCCGGCCTTGTCCACGATCACGTAGAACAGCTTCCAGTTGCCGAAGGCGATCGGGTAGGTGTTCGACCCGACATCCGGCATGTCCTCGCTAATCACCACCGGATAGCCGAGCATCGTATCCGGCGCGCCAGCGAGCATGCTCGGCCGCCAGAGGTATTGGCCCTGGCCGTCCTTGAGCTGATCCACCGCGCTCGCCGTGTTGCTGTTCATCAGCCAGGCCGAGCCGGGCCGATACGGCGCCCGCACCGCCCATACCAGCGCGCGCAGCCCATCCGCCTTCACCGCCGAAGCATCGGTGCCGGGCACGTACTGCAACTGCCCGTAGGCGCGCGTGGCGTCGCCGGTGGAGACCTTCGTGTAGGACTGAAAGCCGAGCGGTTTCTTGTTGCCGTCGCCGGTGACGAAGGCGGCGCCCTCGCTGCGGATGAACTTGTCGGTGACTTTGCCCTCGACCCAGCCGCCGAGGTCGAACCCGACGTCATCGATCAGCCGTTGGGTCACCGGCTGAAGCGCATAGATTTCCTCGACCGGGACGCGCAGCTTGCCGATCTGCGGCGTATCGGTGGCCGGCCGGGCTTCTTTCTCGCCAACCCAGGTCGCATCCGCTTCGTCAAAATCGATCGGCTCTTCCCAGGCGTCGCCCGCGGTGATCGTCTCGACGCGGGCGAGCTGGCGCATCGGCGTCAGGTCGAACAGCTTTTTTGTCATCCCGGCCGAAAGCGCGGGCATGACGAAATAGCCGCCGTCCGGGTCCGACCCGACTGACAGGCCGGCGCGGACTTCGATGATCCGGGCCTCGTCGCCGGTGCGCACGAAATGCGCGATGGCGCGGCGCTCGGCCTCGATGCCGGTCGGCTTGTTGTCGTTGTTGCCACCGCCGCCGGCACCGGGACGGCGCAACACCTTCTCGACATCGCCAAGCCGGGTGCCAATCCCGGCAATGGCCGCGTCGATCGCCGCCATGCGCGTTTCGGCGGTGGTCGTAAACCCGGTGATCGCGGTACGGATTTCGGCGATCGGATCGTCTCCGCCTTCGCCACCGCCGTTGCCGCTGTCGTCGCGGGTCTCCCAATCGGGCAGGCGCGCGACGCTAAGACCTTGCGTCATTTCCTTGCTCCTAGTCGTGCCGCTTGCTCGCGGATGAACGCGGCAAGCCCGGCCGCAGCGGGTGCGGCCAGGGCCGCGGAACGCACCGCGCCGATCCGTGCCAGGCTTTGCGCCGGCAGGGTGACGGGCGAGATCTCGATCAAATTGACGGCGTGCACCTGCCGGCCGCCCTTCGGCAGCTTGGCGGCGCGCACCGTGCGGAAACCGACGCTCAACCCATCGAGCGCGCCGGCCTTCATCAGTGCGTGCGCGTCGCGGCCGGCCGTACTGTCGAGCACTAGGCGGCCAGTGACCTTCAGGCCGGCGTCGTCCTCGCGGATTTCGTCCCAAACCCCGATCGGCTGTGTCGGATCGTGGTGCCACAGCATCAGCGGGCGGGTGCCGGCGGCGGCATGCGCCCGCAGGCTGTCGGCGAAGGCGCCGGGCATCCACTGATCGCCGAACGCGTCCCGCTTGGCCCATGCCGCGGCATAGCCGCTGAAGGTGCCGGTTTCGTCCGGAGCGAACCGGACCTGAATGCCGCCCACCTCATGCCGCAGCATTGGCAGGCTCCTTCTTATCGACCGGCGCGGAGTTGACCGGTCGGGTGAACACCTCGCCGCCGGCATACGGTGCGCGGTTGTCGAGCGCGCGGCACTCGTTCGGGTTGAGGATGCCGGACGCCACCGCCTGGCTGAACGCGGTCATCCGCGCCGCGAGATTGGCGCGCGCCAGGTCATCGATCAGAAACTCGGGATAGAGGGTTTGCCGCTCTTCCCGCGTCAGGCAGGTGATCTTGATCGCGTCCTGCCACAGCCGCAGGATCGGCAGCAGGCAGAGCGAAAGGAACTGCTGCCCCAGCTCTTCGGCGTTGCTGTGCGTCGTGCGGTCAAGATCGCCGACCATGTGCAGCGGCACCCGCCACAGCCGGCAGACTTCCTGCACCGCGAATTTGCGCAGCTCCAAGAACTGCGCATCGGTGCTCGACAACATGAACTGTACCCAGTCCATGCCCTCTTCGAGGATCAGCGTACCGCCCGGATTTTCACCACCGGCGCGGCTTTCGAGTTGCTTCCGCAGCTTGGCGATCGTCGTGTCGCCGAGGGTTTTCGGATGCTTCAAGGCGCCGCTGGGCTTGGCGCCGTTGCCGAACAACCCCGCTGCGTGCCGCTCCATGATCAGCGCGAGCGCGATGGCTTCGCGGCCGTACTCTATCGGCGACAAGCCCGTCAGCGGGCCACCGAAACCCCGCACATGCAAGATCGCTTGGCGCGAATAGGTGCCCTTGAAGCCGGAACGGTCGGTCACGTCGTACAGCGGCTCGCCCGTCATCGGGTCGCACCGCACGCTGGTCCGGCCGTCCTCGTTCTGAATGATTTCCTCGATCGTGCCGTCGCGGTTCCGCGAGACGAAGGCGAAGGCATTACCGTCCAGGCACCACCGCGCCGTCATCGAAAGCTTGAACTCGCTGATCGGCGTCCAGTCGTTCGGCGCGTCCGTCAGCAGCGAATAGAGCGGATGATCCTCGGCCGGGTCGCGGCCACCGTCAGGCCGCTTGCGGTAGAGCTTCAGCGGCAGCTCGGCGACGGTTTCGGCGAGCACCTTGACACACGCGAACACCACCGAGCACCGCAAGGCCGTCTGCGGCGAGATGCTGATCCCGCTCATGGTGGGGCCATGCCCGCCGAGCAGTAGCGCCGTCAGCGGGTCTTGCAGGGAGCCGAACTGCGACGTTGAACGCCGCTCCGTCGCTCCGAACAGTGATTTGAGACGATCGAACATCTTCGCCTTGCTTGTTGGCAGACGAAGATCGGGAAAAGTAGGCGCAAGTCAAAGAAGATCAGACAATAGTCCCGACCTTATTTATTCTTGTAATTTCAGGATATTTCGTGAGCGAGCGCGCAATTTACTGTTGTTCTCGCGCCTCTTTTACAAACGCTCGGGCCAGCGTCTCGGCCTCAGCGCGGGTGTAGCCGGCATCGTATTCGAGAATGGCCGCGCGCTCTTCGAATTCGTCGCGCCAGCGATCTTCGTCGCGGGCATCATCGTTTCCGAGGGGAACAAGGGGAACGTGGGGAACAGCATTGCCAACCTGTTGATTTTGCAGGCACTCTGTCGTTCCCCAGCCTGTTCCCCTCGCTTCGGCCACTTGGGGAACATGGGGAACAACGCCAGCGCGTTGGGCGAGCGCGGCGAAGGCGGCAAGACTCGGCATCGATCAGCCCGCCGTCGCGCCCTCGCCGTAGGCATCTGCGGTTATGACGTAGCAGCGAACCGGGCTGGCAAAGCCGGGAAGGCGAACCTTGACTTGCGGCTTGCCGTCGCTGCCCGTGGCTAGCATCCGACGCGCCGCGAGCGCCTTCGCCACGGCGGTCGCGTCCAGCCCGACGCATATCTCCGATCGCCACACCTCCGGAAGCACGACGTATTCGATGCAACCGTTCTCGTCCCGGCGACGAAACCCGACACGGTTCGAGATGCGATGCTCGATCGGATCGCCCGCCGAAGTCCGCGGGATCAAGTCGCCCATCGGCTCAAAGCGCGATGTACCGTGCAGCTCGATAAACCGCCGCACCACGGACACGGCTTCGCTTTCCTCGGCCGGCTCGATCCCGCCGCGAGCGGCAAGCCAATCCTTGAAGCATCGCGCGCACGATGCCGTGGCCTCGCCCGGTTCCCACGGCAGCACCCGGAACGCTGTCGCCATCTCGCCACCGGCTGCGGCAAGGCCGAAGCGTGCGGCGACGCGGCTCACCTGGCCGTCTGCACCCTTGGGGCAAAACTCGGCCATGAATTCATCCCGATACCCGTTGACGGTCGGCGCAATCGCGTCGAAGTCTTTCGTCAGCAGCCGCAGGAACTCGCGCCACGCCCAGCCGTAATGCTCGCTCGACGCCATTTTTAGGTGGCGGGCGAAAGCGTCGGCGGACGCGAACCCGTGCAGATTTTCGAACAGGCCAAGGCCGCACCCAGCATCTGCCGGAATATCGATGATGCGGACTTGTTGTCCCGCTGCGGCGCGGCGCCCGCGGCCATCCTCGGCGATCTTGTCGGCGAGACTGACTTCGCCGCTCGACAGAAACAGCACCCGCCACTCGGCCGCCGGCCGCGCCTCGCCGGTGCGGCTGGCGCGTGCCTTGCCGGTGCCGTTCGCCAGCATGTAGGCGATCTGCCCGGCTTCGCGGCTATCCACCTGGCCCATCTCGTCGAGACACAGAAGCGCGTCGCAGTGCAAGGCCGCGATACCTTCCAAGCCGTTCGAGGTCGCACGCCACGTCCGGATGAAGCCGCGGATACCGCCGCCGCCCCACGCGGACCCGGCGACGATCAGCGCCGTGGTCTTGCCGGTGCTCGATCCGCCGCGGAAGTGAAACCCGCCCGACTCAGAACCGCTCGGGTAGAGCAGTGGCGCCGCGAACGCAGTGCAGAGCGCCAGCCCGAGCCGCGAGTTGCCCGCCGCATATTGCGCGACGTGCTCGCGCCAGCCGTCGCCGGAGCCGGCCTTTCGGTAAGCGTGGTCTACGGCGCCGCTGGTCTGCAAAATGATCCGCTCGCCCATGATGATCACCCGTAGTTTTCGTCAAAGCCGACATAGGTCTTGGTCTGCCATCCGATGCGCAGAACACACCGCGCCTTCTCGTCCGGCTTGGCCGTGCTGATGAATTCGTGCAGGCAGTCGCGGGCGAACTTGCCAGGCGCCATGATCAGGCCGAGCGACAGCAGTCGCTCGCGGTACGTCGTGCCGTCGCCGGCGAGCATCGACATGGGCATCGCCCATTCCTTGGTGCGGCCGTCGCGATCGGTGATCAACAATAGCCGCCCCCACTCTTCGCCTTCCGAGCTGCGGGTATCCGCGAGGATTTCGAGCCGCGAACAGAACCACCGCCATTCGACGGTGACCGCGCCGGTTTCCTTGTCGGCGCGCTCAACCCGCTTCTCGACACCGTTCCAGACCAGTTGAAAGGGCCAGTCGGATTCGTCTTCGTCCGGCGGCGCCGGTAGACCGGTTTCGCCGGAGAGCATGGCGAGCGCGGCCTTGCGCCCGGCCGCGTCGAGGTAGGGGCAAAGGAAGGCCGGATCGCTGCGGGCCTCCGCGACCGTCTCAGCGGTCCAGCCCTCGGCCAGCGCGTCGGCTAAATCCCAGCCGTCCGGGATCGGCTCGCCGCGGATAACCTTCGCGCCGTCCTGCCAGCGCCATGCGGCAAGGCGTTCGGGATGCAGGTGCAGCACTTCGATCGCGCCGGCGGCGCGCGCCAGCTCGGCAACCTTGTCGCCGAAATCTCGGCCGGGATGATGCGGCTTGCCCTTATCGGTTTTGCGGCCGGGCTCGTCGTAGTCGGTGGCGATCACCACGACGCGACCGGCGCACGGCCCGAAATCGCTAAGCTGCGGGGACTTGGCGCCGTGCGCCGGCGTCGTCGACACCATGTCGGGGAACAGCACCGCAGCGGCGTCGCGGGTCTTCTCGCCCTCGGCGATCAGGATCGGCGGCTCCGGCCGGGCCAGGATATCGGGCAACCCGAATAACGGGCGGGGCGACGGGATGCCTTTCGAGCGCCAGCCGAACCGGCCGTTGCCGAGGTCGCAATAGGTGACGGGAAGGATTTCCTTGTCGCGTTCGCCCGCCTCGTTCTGGAAATCCCAGCGGCAGACGTAGCCGACAAGTCGGGCTTCGGCATCGTGGTAAGCCCATCCCTGGCTTGGCTCGCCGAGCTTGGGATGCTTGAACCGGCAAGGCGGCGCGTCGGCGGGCACCGGCACCACCGGCACCTTGTTCGCCGGCTTCGGCCGCGGTTGCTCGACCACCTCAGCGGGCGCGAGCGGGGCGAACATGCCGGCGTCGTTCATCAGCTCATCCCGAGCATGTCGGCGAGCCGGCGAGCCGCTTCCGCCTGTTTAATGTCGGCGAGGTATGCCGCGAGCGACACCACGTCGCCGCCTTTGTCATCGGTGGCGAAATCACTCCACCTGCCGGTGGTCGTGTTGATGCGGAAAGAGCCGAGATTGCGATCGGCGCGCCGCGGGTTGCGAGCGACGTATTCGTGACCCTCATACCGACCGCCGGGGAGCCAGCGCGACAACAGCGACGGCAGCACGCCGAGGGCGGCTCGGTTGATGCCGGCGAAATCGATCTTGTGCGCGGGCGCTGACATTTCAGGGTTCCGGTCGGCTGCGCCGGAAATCGATCAGCAGCTCAAGCGACACGTCTTCCAAAGTCTTCGGGTCCGGCAACACCGCGCAGTCGCCGAGGTCATAAGCTGGCGCTGTCCACCGCCGGGAGAAATGCCAGTTCCGCTCCGGGTCGGACATGGCCGCGTAGGCCGCTGTCGGTTTCATTGCTCGGCCGGGACTTCGGACGAGCTGTGGACCAGCACGCCGAGTCGCTCATTGGCCCACCGGTCCAGCTCGGTCACCGGGTAGAGCGGCGTGCGCACCGATTTATGGTAACCCGGCCCACCGCCCGTGGTGGCATACTTGGCGAGCGTCGCCGTTGCCACCTTCAGCCCATGCACCAATTCGAGATATTCGCTGGCCTCCCAACGGCGCAGGCGCGGCTTGCGCAGGTGCGGCGGCAGGCAAAGTTCGGGTGTGGCGGGAACGGCCCGCAATTCTTCGGTCATTTCAGCTCCTGGGTTGGTTGCTGCGCTTTTATTGCGCGTTACTGCGGAGGATCGTTGCCCTCCGTTGTTGAACAGGCGCCATCGGAATTCAGTGATTCGTCATCGCCATTAACGGCCGCAAAGAGCTTCAGAAGTGTACGAAGCCCGACCGTGACGGTTATGCTGCGATCTTTGTGACGGTTGGGATAGAATCCCTCCATCATCAAATCGGCATCAACCAAAAAGCGCCACTCATAATGAGTGCGTGCCTTGCCCGAGACGTTGCTCCAAATCCGAACAAAAGCTGAAGGGTAAGGCCGATTGAAGACTACTTCTACGCCAGCAAATTGCTGTGCAGTGAGCATCAATGCTTTCAGCTTCTTACGCCCCTCAACATCGTAGTTGCTATAGGCATCATCCATGAAGGCGAGAAGTGACAGCAGAAGTTCCGGCGCCCCATCGATAAGAATTTCAAGCGCTTCACCGAAATTGGCGGCCTCAGTGATCCGCCCGAAGATGCCGTCTTTGTCGTGCTCGCGCCGCCTGAAGCGGCCAGGTTCTATTTCGTCGTATTCACCCGGTGAGAGGTCCTGGCCCTTCAATGATCGGTAATGCGCAACCGCCATTGCGCCCGCTTTTGGTGTTTCGCTTGCGTTCGCTGCGATCAACAGATTCGCCGCCTCGCGCACCGTCATTTCTGACGCTCCGGAGCCGCGCTTGGTCGTCGGGATCAAACCAGCTTCACGGATTGCACGAGCGATGTAATCGAGTGTGGCGTAGTCGCGCTCGTCGCACTCAGTCAGGGCCGAAACCAGGGCCGGAAGCTTCGCCATTGCGCTTCTCCAAATTCGGTTCTGAGCATCGCTCAGAACGGCGAGAGACGCAAGCGTTCCGTGCATTACACAGAACGAACTTCCGGGAAGCATTGGGTAGGTCACGGCAGCTCGACGCGCTCGACGACGACAAGCGGCCGTCCGGCGCGAGCCAGCATGATGCCCCCTAAAATGTGTTGATCTACAACGACTACTGGGCCGCCGAGCTTCTTCTCGATGTCTTCTTCGGCCAGCGTCCCGATCGCCCGATCGAGGCTGACATGCCAAAGCTCGGTTCCGTCTGCCCACCAAATGAACAGCGGTGCCGGGACGGCTCGGTGGATCACTTTGTCAGTCGCCACCGCCCGAATCGCACCGATAGCGGCATTCATCGGGTTCGCTCCCGGCACGGGGTCACCCTCAAATGCGCCGTCATGGCACAACGCGTAGTAGGCAATCGCGCCGCCCGCTAGAGAAGCAATCGCCCTCGCTTGCTGCGGACCGATGCCGCGTTCAGCAACCACCTTTAAGAAAAGTAGTTCGCCAAGATCGACGAAGTGAAAACGGGCGTGCCCGTCTTCGTTTGGACGCAGCAAGCCGCGCCGCCGCCAATCACGCTGAAGAGCGACGGATATTCCGGTGATGCGCTCTGCCTCACCGGGCGTGAAGAGGGTCGGGCTATATCGGAATGTAAAGCTCATCCGTGAGTCATCTCACGGTTATTAAACCGTGTCAAGACCCACGTTTCCGACGAGCAAAACCCCGCCCGGTTTCCCGAGCGGGGCTTGCTGATCGTGCCCACTTAGCACGAGTCCGATCCGGAACGAAAGAGGAACTTCAGCCGTCCAGGTATTCTTCCGGCTCGCCCAGGTCGCACGGATCGAACTCGCCGCGATCGAGCGAATCGCCGCCGGGATCGTCGTCTTCGGCGTCGCAGTCGCCATCGCCCTCTCGATCGCAGTCGTTTACGCCTTGCGACCATTCGGCATGGATACCGCCAAGTGACGGTTCCATGTCCTGATAGGGTTCGTCGTGCGGCATGTCGTCGATTCCGAAATCGTCGTTGTCGCCGTCCTCCGCGTCGTTGCTGTCCTCGTCATCCTCACCGATCGCGGACGCCTGAATCAGCGTATCGATCAACTCGGGATCGAGCGCGGCGACAAGGAACCGGCGCCGGCCGATTTCGTACACCTCTCCACCTTGGATCAGCAGATGAAGCGCCAGTTCGGCGGTGATCGGTTTGGGTGAATGTCGGCCCAGTCGCCGCAGATCGAGCCTGCGGCGATGCCGCGGCCGTGGACGCGAACGCGGCTCGCGGGTGCTACGGCGGGTCGGATGCGTAACGGTGGTATCGGTCATGCTCAGCGTCCTTTCGAAGGGATGCCAGATGCCCGGCGGTTCGAAAGCGCGCTGAGTCGCCCCGTCGCCCTTTAGGCGCAAGCCTTGGACATACGGCGACGGCCGCCGGACACAGATTAAGCATGGAAACCTCAGCGCTTCGGCCTTTCGACGGGCCGAGCGCATCGTGCGCCGATCTACTCGCGAGGGCAAGGGCGACCTGATACGATCGAGGGTGAACGCCCGAACAGGGACCGAGCGCGATGGACTTGGAACAGACGAAACACCTGATAGTCACGGAGGTGCAAAAGCATTGGTCACGAACTGGCCGAGCATTACTGATTGCCCAACTTGGTTCCCGTTTAGGAGCAAATACACGCACCGAAATCGAAGCGGATACAGGTTTAAAGCTACAGGCATTCATCCGAACCAATATGACCGATGATCTATTGATTCACCCCAACCCGCGCTCACCAGATATTCTTGGGCTGTTCCCGCGAGACGCCCAGCTAGCGGAAGATTTGTCGTTTTATTTCCAGCCCGCGGGTCAGCCCGCGGCAAAACGGTACCGGCCTAGTTTCTGGGCTGCCTTCGCCAAACCGATCGCGCCTAACTACAGGCGCTATATTCGTCCTGATGATCTTTTTTTCGTAGACCTACCTCAGACCGCGCCAGCGCCCGTAAACACGCTCGAAATCACGCGTGATGCCGTCCCCCCAGAAGATGCAGATGGACGAGACCAGCTCATCATACAGTCAATTTCTAAATGGCTAGCTCAAACGAGCCTACCGGAGCAATCTGTTCTCCTGGGCGCACATACAGACTCGCGTATCGCGACCGAACAAACAAGTCACAATTTGCTTTTCTCCATCTTATCGCATCTCGATGACGCGGAATTAAAGAGAATAACCCTTCCAATGGATATTGTTAGAAAGCTAGCTCGGGCTAAAGTATAATGTCAGAGCACCTTTATTTTGTGATAGCTGGGGTTCCGCATACGATATACGACCACGTATATAAGCAACCGCCCTACAAACTGGGCGCGGGCGACTGTAAGGGAACAGTAGTTTCAGCGCCGCTCAGGCAAGATGCGGCGGGCGTCTACTCTTATACGCCGCAGTACGCTCAGGCCCTGGTGAAGCGGCTCTTCATTGACGCCATGCCGAAGCTCAAGGCCAATTCTGGATTGGAGGTGCATGTCTTTCTGGTCTTTATTGACTATGGACGCTCAAATGGAGATTTATTAGGTGAGTTTTTTCCATTCTCGCTGAACCTCGCGCTAAAAGACTTGGGCTTTTTAAGCGCGCAGCCGAAAGTTGTTGCGCAACGAAAGAATGCTTTAGTGCAGCATATAAAAGAGGCGGTGACATTGCTTCGTCAGCGGGTAGGCGCTATAAAACATAATCTGAATAGCCACCGCAGCAAAACGGCGTTTTTGCTGCCAATCCAGAATTTCAGATCTAGCCATCTTTCAGACTTGATCCGGAGGGCGGCTATCGAACTGCCAAAGAGTCATCAAACAGAAAAAGCGATAAGAGCAATGCAGCGGGACTTCACTGCTCGCCATCCATTAACAACGTTGGGGTCGAACCGCTTTTTCGAAGATGCCCGAGGTCTCATTTTCAAGGCTCCGCCAGATAGACTGCTTCACGGTCAAAACGTCAGAGAAAACTCGATACATGGCGGGGGCGGACATATAGACAGGTGCAGAATCACGGGCCGAACGAGATTGGGTGCGCCGTACAAAGCTTCGTTTCACTATGATTGCGAGTATGCGGAACAGCGAGTCACTGGTGATTTTTCCAACTGCCATGGGGACGTCGTTCAGGCACGGCGCTGGACCCATGTCAACATCGCGCCGAATGACTGGGTGGGATAGCAAAAAGGCGGCACATTAGTGCCGCCCTTGCCCTACTTAGCTAGTCCTTGCCGAGCCACGGAGGTTGCCATCCTCCAAGCGTACCTCTAGATCGCTGGCGGCCACTGACCGGAGATGAGCGACATCACTCGGTCAATCTAGCCACCAAGACCGCGCTCCCCAAAGCCTTACGCAAGGGTCAGGCTAGGGTGCTTTGCAGGGCGCATCCCTTGATTCCTATACTGGAACGCCGGTGAGCGCGCACGCGGCTCAATAATCTAACAGCGACGGTTTATAAGTGGTTTCGCGGGCCAGGCGCAAGCCGCTTTCTGTCGCCAACCGCGCTTCTGTCGCGGAAACCCGTCCTTGCGGATAGATAAGCTGAAACCCCGCTGGTTCAAGGCCAAGCCCGCCCTTCAGCGGAAGGCGTTCCCGCGCGATCAGGGCTGCTTAGGCTGTTCCCCATGTTCCCCAAGCCGCCGTAGGCTGGGGAACAGGGTTTCGGCGTGCGATTTCAATGCTGTTCCCCGTGTTCCCCCTGTTCCCCTCAAGAATAACTATCCCCTGCGCCGATTTCAGGCTTTGGCGCGTCGGCGAGGGCGCAGCGGGACAACCTCGCCCCGCGCGGCCGGCCGCTCCCTCTCCGCGCCAACCTTGAAGGCGTCGGCAATCTTCGCCGCGGTGCGCTCGGCGACGGCGCGCAGCGGATCGTCATGCAGGTGCGCGTAAATCTCGGTGGTGCGGCTCTGTTTATGGCCGAGCACCTTCCCGACCATGTAGAGCGTCGCGCCGTCCGCCACCGCGAAGCTGGCGAAGCTGTGCCGAAGATCATGCAGCCGCACGTTCGACAGGTCCGGCGCGCGCGCCACGGTCTCGCCGGCGTCGCCCGCGCGCTGGCGCGCCAACTCAGTCGCACGGGCGCGCACTGCCTCCCACGCCTTTTGCAGCCCGACAAGATGACCCTGACCGCGGATCGCCGGCAGCACGAATTCGCTATCCGAGGCCAGCCCAGCGAGCACTTGGCGCGCCGCAGCCGCTAGCACGATCGTCTTCGCCCCGGTCTTGCTGTCCGCAAGGCGCAGGCAGCCGCGCTCGATATCAACCTCGTTCCACCGCAGCTTCAGGATTTCGTTCTTGCGAGCGCCGGTGAGCATCAGCAGCCGGATCGCGTCCGCCATGCGCGGGTGCAGCGTGGCGCTGTCCTGCATGTCGGCGAGCGCCTCGGCAAGTGCGACAACCTCGCCCTGCGATAGGAAGCGCTCCTTCTTTTCCCCCTTGAACAGCTTCACGCCCTTGGCCGGGTTCTCGGTCAGCAGCCCGCGCCCCAGGCCGAATTGCAGCAT